ACCAATTGTGAAATTATTCTTAAATGATATGCATCATAATCCATTTCAACCAAATAATCGTTTTCAGCCACTATAGCTTTTCTTTTCTCAGGTGGTAGAGCTGCAAAATTAACACTTCCAAATGAATTACTTGGACGACCTGTTGTTGTCCATAGATTGTAATTTGAATACAATTTACCATCTGATATATGTTTCTTTACTCTCATATCAAATATATCACATACATCATTAGATACCTTTACTCCATATTTTTCAATTGAACCAAAGGCTTCTATGAAATCATTCATATAATAATCATCAGTTCCACCAACATATGCTCTAGCCATTCCTTTATAAACATCACCACAATACTCATTATGTTTCGATAATGGTATGATTTCGTTAAGTTTTTTTACATTGTAGAACTTATTACTCAAGAAATCTATTGCATTATTACGAATATTGTTTTGAAATGGTTTTCCTGTATCTATCCACCATATGAAGTTTTTATCCACTACATTATTGAATTTATAGAAATGATTTAATAATTTTTTATCAGGTGTTTGAATTAATTTATCATTTAACCACTTGTAATCTTCCATCATTTTATCTGAATCAGGATGTTGTTCTATGATAAAGAATGGTTCTTCTGCAGATTCTGGTTGACACCATAGTGCTGATAATCCATTATCTTTATGTAATGGATGTAAGTTCGGGTCTTTAAATATAGGTATAATACAATACATCGTACTTCAATATACAACCTTTATTTGAATAAAACAAGCTTTTTTATTAATATTCGTCAATCGCTGGGTCTGTACCAAATGCTCCTCCTTTGAGCTGCTGCTACGGCCAATGATTTACCTAATAGAAGTACCACTACTTATATTTAAGTAGTCCAGGTATATAAATTGGTTTATCAAGTATTTTTATATGAGAATCAATTAAACCAGGTGTGCTTACAAATGCAGCTCCTGATTGAATTACTAAAAAATATTCGTTTTCTGGTTCTAATTTTATTGGTGGTGGATTGAGATAATTAATTTCTTGATTTTTTCTACCGGTAAACTCAATCATAAGAAATGGGGTTAAAGCGTTTCTATTTTGAGTATATAAGTCATGGTCTTGTCTATCTTGTTCACTAACATCATCACCATTAATTGAATATTCACGATTACTATAATAACCAATTGATAATTCATCAGATAACTTTTTCGTTGTTTTGAATGAAAGTATTAATTCAATAAATTCTGTTGGTCTACTCACTACTTTTAATTTAGTTATATAAGGTTTAATTAAATTAATATAATCTACACTTGTTCCCTGTCTTACTGCATTACTCGGATTAATTTTTTGAAATCCCTCCAAATTTAAACCATCTAATATATGTGGTGATAAAAAAGTGTTATCTATATCAATGTTTATATAATTTTTTTGTTTTTTATCACTTAATATTCTGTATTGAGTATCCAATGAAGTATACCAACCATCTGAATTTATATTATTAGTTACTTTCATTGTTTGTAAAAAAGTATTTTTAAAATGTTGTTTTGGTAAATAATCAACTCTAAATGTATCACCTGGTTGAATTGAACCAATACCATAAGTGGTTAATGATAAGGTGTATGGAAGTAAATTAGGTCTTGTTTTTAAACTAATTTCTTGTATTTCTCTTAATTTGTAATAATCTTTAAAATTATTAACCACTCTTTTATTGGCAAAAGTTAAAGCATCGATATTTAATTGAATCATTTTTTCTTGTAATTCTTTTTTCTTATTTTCGTCATCTTCTGCAACTACCTCAGTATCACTTTCAAAAAAAGTTTTAGCATTCAATATATCATCAGTTCTTCTAATCGCACCACTTTTATAAATATTATTATCAAGTAAATATTTAGCACCTCCATAAATATCAAAATATTCAGCATCTTTGTTTTCTTTTGAATTAATTTGCATATTTCTATAACCACCATTATCTGGTTGATAAATGATTGAAAGTGAATCTATATCAAGAGAATTAATAGCAACAGCGTTATCAACCATATCTGATGTTGGAAATATTTTGTTTTCATGACTCATACCTTGTATTGCATACATGTTTCCAATGTTACCTTGTGGTAGTTTAAATTCTAAATTGTAATCTTTTACAATTGAATTTGGTGACATTATGTTAAATATAAACATATTTTGAAATTGTTCTCTTTCGGCATTTTCAATGTTTTCCTCTGTTTCCACCAC